GAATTGCATGATATTTTTGTAATAAATTTTCTGCATTGTCTTTTGATATTCCTAGTTCACGTGCAAGTTTAGCTTTACCCATACCATAAAATAAACCTAAATTAATTGTTTTTGCATGTGTTCTACTAATTCCAGCCATGTCAGCAACTATTTGATGAAAGTCTGCAGCTTCATTTTTATAGGCCTCTATAAATTCATCAGCTCCACTAAAATTTTCATTAACACTTGCTGCGTAGTGTGCAACTAATCTTGGCTCCTGCTGGCTATAATCAAAACTACCCCATTGTTTACCTTCTTCAGGTAAAAATAAACTTCTTATCTTGTTACCAAACTCTTTGTTTCTTGCAGGAATTTGTTGTAAATTTGGATTTGAATAGGATAATCTTCCAGAAACTGTACCGCCTTGGTCAGATCTTAGTTGATTTATTTCTGAATGTATTCTACCTTTATGCACAAATCTTTGTATCGAGTCTATAAATGTTGAATGGAATTTATTTATTTCTCTTGCTTCTCTTATTAGTTGCGCTATCGGGTTATTACAATTTACTAACCAGTTTTGGGTAAAGCTAGGTTCGTCAGTCTTCGGTGTCCGTGGATATTCAACTCCTATTCTGTCAAACACTTGCGCTACAGATCTTGCAGCCCATATGTCGGGCTTAATTGTAGTTTCATCTTTAATCTTTTTTAAAATTATATTTTCTTTAGATTTAAATTCTTTTTTTAATTTCTGTGCTTTTTCTTCATCTACCCTAATACCTCTACGTCTTGTCTCAATTAAAATTGGTAGCAGCTCCATCTCCATATCCCAAACATCGTTTAAACTTTGCTTAGATATTTCTGTTTTAAAACGTTGCCAAAGTTTTAAAGTTAGTCCAGCGTCTTGTTCAGCATAAAAGCCTACATAACCTGCAGGTAGTTTCCAAAGATCTGCTTTAGGATCGATGCCCCACTCCTTTGCTTTTTCGTTCAAAAATGTTTCATTTTTAATTTCTCCTAAATAATCTTTAGCACATGCATTTAAACTAAAACTAAATCTATTTTCATTAACAAGAGCTGCAGCAATCATAGTATCTACAATTGGCCCATTTATTTCAAAGCCATTGACTAATAACCAACCAACATCATAACTTGCATTATGAAAAATTTTAGTTGCTGGTGTTTTTAATACTTCTTGCATCCAAGCAGTAGTAATTGCAGAGTCCATGTTACCACCTGCATCATGATGAATGGGAAAATACCATTGTTGATCAAAAGCAGCTACAGCAAAACCCACAATATGGCCATCAAAAGTAGCCCAGCCTGCACCTTTAGTTTTAATATTAGGATCTTTTGTTTCAAGGTCAATTGCAATCTCTTTTGCAAATCTTAAATCTGGATATTCACTAGGACAAACCCAATCACTATCGTTATAAATAAAATTTAATTGATGTGTCATATTATTTTAAATTGTAGTTGCCGAAATAAACATTACCAGAAACAGTAATTCTTTCTTTGTCAGTTGAAAAAAAAGGATAAACACAATGATTTAAATACGATCTAAAAATTAAACCTGTTTTTTCCCAAGTTTTATCTACGCCAAGATTCTCAGCATTAATATGTCCTTTTGGACCTGCTTCGATAAATTGTAAATGTCCTGCTAAGTTATTGTTTGATTTTACACCAGGTCCTTTTTGTAATTCTTCTTCTATAAAGAAAGGAATTTGAATAAATAAAATAAAACTAAATACACCATCATGATTATGGATAGGATTAAATTCATATTTTTTTTGAAAATTTACCCAAAGTTTACCTAAAGTAAAGCTTTGATCATTTGGGTATAACACATTTATTTCTTTTAAATTTTTTAAAAAAATTTCATTACCAAACGCTTGCTTTATAATAAATTCTTCATACTTTTTTTTAAATTTGTCTAAGCTGTATTCTTGTTTTATATTTCCTGCTAAGTTATTATTGTATTCAATATTACTTTCTCTTATATCTTTTTTAAGTTCATTAAAAATTTGATCTGGTATTGTAAATTGAACAATCATTTATTTTTTACCAGTTGTCTTACGATAGTAGTAGCTGGGTTTAAATCGTAATCTTTTACGCACCCGTTCAGGATCATAACAATACCAACTATAAAAATTAATCGGATCATATTTCATCTGTTAATAATAAAATAAGCTACAATAGCTGCTAGTGTGATTGCTATCACTCCCATAAATAACATACCTAATGCATAACTAAGTGTCATTTTTTTGTATCCTTTAATTTTTTGATTTCTAATTCACAATAATGTTTAATTTTCTCCAAATCTTCGATGCCATTTTTAAAACGATACCTACAAACGTATTTAATAACGTTCCCTTGAAAAAACGATAAATCATTTTTAGCGATGAATTCATATGGTTGAATATGAAAGTGTTTATAATGTGACCCGCCGATTTGTTTATCTTGAGGAAAAGCCTCATCAAACATACTTTTATTTGTCATAGCTTAAACTCCTGTATAACTTTAATATTTTCTTCTGCTTGTGCGATTTTATTGATTAATTTGTCTGCCTCCTCTATGTGTTGTGGATGCTCTCCTATTGCTACAGGCTTCTCTAAATAAATTTTTAAAGTTGCCTCCGCCTCTGATATTTGTGCATTATATTTATCTTCTAATGCTTGAAGTATTAACGATCTAAACATAGTTTGCCTCATATAATTTAAAATACTTTCCAAGTGGAAAGTTGTATTGATGATTTGTACCTAACAAATGTAAATTTTGCTTACATCTTGTTACACCTGTATACCAAACTCTAAGCTCTTTTACTTTTTCTGTTAGATTTTTTTTATCGTAGTGAGATGGAAAATTACATTTGCTGGCTAACACCACATTATCAGCTTCACCACCCTTTACTTGATGAATAGTATCAATAATAATTTTTGGTGGCTGCGTAAGATCTACACCTTCTCGCATTAATTTGTTAAAATATTGTTTATCTTTGTCTTTAAATTTTCTTTTAAACACCTGATTCCATGCACCTTTTTCATCTCGCATACCACACCTTAAGTGTAATTCATCAAAAGTAAAGACTTGATTTGGATGTGCAAAGGACCATTTTTTGCTGTCCTGTGACCGGTATCCGTGGTCTATGTTTAATAAATATTCATACATTATACAGGCTTCCTCTCTTGAGATAGATCCACCTTCACAAATTTTTTCCCATAATTGAATTGCCATAAATTGATTTGGGTCAAATGATTTATTATTTTTTTGATCTTGGTAATATAAACCTAGATTCTTAGCTTCCTGCTGCAGCTCTCTCTTTACATCATTTATTCTGGCTAACACCATCCAACTACCATCTAAATCCCAAGGCACTTTTTTTAACCCATTCCATCTTTGGATAGATCCTTCTTCGCCATTAGAATAGAATTCTTTTTCTATTCTATTGTTACCCATCGAATGTAAAATACAACTTGAGAAGTAATGAATATTTTTATTTAATCGTACACTTTTTTTTAATACTAAAGATTTACCAGGAAAAGTTTGAAATAAATTTACATCAGCACCATTCCATTCATAAATCGCTTGGTCATCGTCTCCTGCAATATAAACTCTATCTACAGCTTCAGCTATTTTAACGACCATGTCCCATTGCAAAGGAGTTAGATCTTGCGCTTCATCTACCATTAAAACTTTAAATGGTATTACTAAACCATCAGTTATATATCTTTGCACCATATCAGTAAAATCCAACCTGTCGGGTGTCCGTTGTCCACTCTCCAGTTCCATTGTTTTAAATTCCTCGTAACCATTTATAATTGATTTAAACTGCTGCAATCTTACAGCTTTTCTTGGTTGTTGTTTATAAAGCCATACAGGATCCACTTTCATGTTTCTTGCTCTATCGTATATTTGTAAGGACCAATTGTTATAAACTTTTGCATCATCATGGCCCTCCTTGTAATTTACTTTTATAGTTCCATATTGAGTATGAAACATTAACATGTCTGCTTTTGGATCTAATACTGGGATTTCAGCAAATTGTTGCCGGGCCAAAGAATGTAATGTTCTAAAGTATTTAAAATCATCTTCATCATATTCTTTAAATCTTTGTCTTACTCTTGCAACACATTCATTTACAGCTTTGTTTGTAAAAGATACATAACAAATTTCATCAGGAGAAAATCCTTTTTTTAAATAACGATGCACACGTTTTAATAAATTTTCTGTTTTACCTGTGCCTGGGGGACCGAATATTTTAATTGTCTTCCCACGCAGCTTTCGGTTTAGTAAATTTGACATCTTTGTTTTTGTGCTCCTGTTGTTTTGGTAAAGGTACAATCCAATGTCTGCTTTGTATACCTTTGAATTTTGCTTTTGGCTTTGCGCCACCTTGCTCTAAAAATTTTGTACATTCTTTTTCATTCCAATTGTAACCCATCTTTTTCATAAAAGATCTGAATGTTTCTAACTTAAATCTCATTTCAACTTCATCACGCCATATGTTTT